AATCCACAGGCGATTGTGCCTATCTCAGTGCCGTTTGTAGCCGCTCAGACGCTCGCAGCCATTCAGTATATGGATGACGCCATTGAAACCAAGACAGGCGTTTCTCGGGCTTCTATGGGCCTTGATCCAGACGCTTTACAGAATACTACCGCTACTGCGGCAAACATCACAAAACAGGCTGGTGCGGCTCAGATTGAGGTTATGTCACGCAATCTGGCTGAGGGCGGTATGAAGCGCCTATTTAAGCTCATGCTAAAGCTCTTTATCGAAAATACTGACGAAGAAAAAATGATGCGCATGAACAGCCAGTTTGTGCCAATTGATCCTAGATCATGGAACTCGAGCATGGATGTTATGTGTAACATTGGCCTTGGCACTGGTAAAGAGGATGAGAAAGTCGCCATCTTGCAGCAGACGTTACAGATGCAAATGCAGATATGGCAGACTTACGGCCCCGGCAACGGCCTTGTATCAATGACGCTCATTCGCAACACGATGGCGGATATTATGGCGCTTGCTGGCGTTAGAAACAGCGATAGATACTTGATGCCAATGGATGCTCAGACCGAGCAACAGTTGCTCATGATGAAACAGCAGCAAATGGCTGGACAGCCTAAGCCGCTCGACCCCGGTCAGGCTCTTGTACAAGCCGAGCAACTCAAAGCTCAAACCAAGGCTCAATCTGACATGGTTAAGATGCAAGTCGATGCGCAGAAAGCCATCGCTCAAGATGACAGAGAGCGTGACAAGATGGATCAAGATCTATTGGTTAAGGCCGCTGAAATACTTGGCAAGTACGGCACATCGATTGATGTTGAAAACATTAAGCAATCACAGAAAGAGCCAAGATATCCAGATGAGCGTCCATCGGAGGCAGTATCTGGCGGTAGATTTTAATGGCGAAAGTTAAAGAAAAAGCATCAAGATTAAAACGGCTTAAGGATGACTCCACATTTAAGGAAGTCCTTGATGCCGTAAAAATGCTACAGGTTAGCATTTTCACAGATCCGAACTCGACCACCGAGGATCGCGATAACGCGCACGATATCATTCGTGCATTATCAACTATCGATGATTACATCAACACCGCCTTGGCGGATGAGAAGATTTTCGATAAAAAAAACTAGGAGATAAGTACCGTGTCAGACACGACTGAAACTCAAGAAGCACCAGCATTCGACGGAAGTATCGAACAGGCAGTTGGTTTAATTACTATGCCTGAAGAATCCGAACAGGTCGAGCAAGAAGAAATTACAGAATCTGAGGATGTATCTCCAGAGATGGAAGCATCGGAATCAGAGGACGTTGATGACGCCGAGGTCAACGACGGCGAGGAAGAAGAAACAGAAGTTGAAATGTCGGACGATGACGAAGAGGCAGACGAACCAGCCGATCCAGAAGAGCCTGCGCCAACGTTTTATACTGTCAAAGTTGACGGTGAAGAACAGCAGGTATCCTTAGAGGATCTCAAGCAAGGTTATTCAGGCCAAAAGTACATCCAATCAAAGATGCAAGAGACCGCTACTCAGAAGAAACAAGCTGAGGAAGTCTACTCTGCACTTTTAGCCGAACGGCAACAGTTGGTATCGATGTATGAACAAATGCAACAAGGGCAATTTTTGCAACCGCCGACTCCACCATCTGACGATCTTGTCTCGACTGATCCAATTGGATACATCGAGGAAAAGGCCAGATACGATAAGGCGTTGAGCGAATACAATCAGCAACAAGGCAAGATGGGCGAGGTCATGAAACAGACTGAGCAAGCCCGTGAAGCTGCTGTACAAACGTATTTGCAACAGGAAATGCAATCGTTAGCACAAGTTATTCCTGAGTTTGGGGATGCTCAAAAGGCGCCTAAGCTGAAGGAAAAGTTGGTGAACTCTGGTCAGAATTTCTACGGCTACACGCCGGAGGAGATCGGGGGCATCATGGATCATCGAGCCATACGGGTTTTAAACGACGCTATCAAGTACCGCGAGATAGTCGCTGGCAAGTCGAAGGCCGAGCAAAAAGCTAAAGGCGCGAAACCAGTTATCAAGCCGGGAGCGAAGAAGAACGTTAATCCGAGTCGCAAGGCAATGGAACGGCAAAGAGCCAAGTTCAAAAAGTCTGGGCGCATCGAAGATGTGCTCGGTTTAATTGTTAATGAATAACTTAAAAGGTAAATACAATGGCACAACCAAGTAACACTTTTGACAGCTATGATGCTGTCGGTATCAGAGAGGATCTCTCAGATATCATCTATGACGTTTCTCCAGAAGAAACACCGTTTTACACTAAGTGTAAAAAAGTAAAGGCAAGTAACTCTTTACATGAGTGGCAGACAGATGCGCTTCGTGCGGCAGCTGCTAACGCTCACGTCGAGGGCGATGAGATCACTGCCAATGCTCGTACAGCAACATCAAGACTTGGGAACTACACTCAAATCTTTGTTGACGCTGTATCAGTTCCAGATACAGACTCTGGCCTTAAAAAAGCTGGTCGCGCATCTGAGATTGCATATCAAATGCTTAAGACTGCTAAAGAGCAGAAGCTCGATATCGAGAAGGCTCTCTTTGACAACAACGGTCGAGTTGCTGGTAACAGCACAACTGCGCGTGAGCTTGCTGGTTTGCCATCATGGTTGATCACCAATACTGACTTTGGTGCAAATGAGGGCGCTGACGCCACAGGCGATGGAACTGACGCTCGTACAGACGAGACAACAACGCTACAAGCGTTTAGTCAAGCTCGTTTTGATACAGTCATGCAGTCAATCTGGGAAGAGGGCGGAAATCCTGATACTGTGTACCTATCAGCATTTCAAATGAACTTGGCACTCGGCTTTACTGGTATGAACAATCAGCGAGCAACTATCGGCGCATCTGTCGGTGGTACAAACGCTGTTGTTAACGCAGTTGACGTTTACGTTACTCCTTGGGGAACTGTAAACTTCATGCCTTCGCGTCAAAATCGAAGTCGTGATGTGTTCATCTGTCAGGATGATATGTGGAGTGTTGCTGTTCTTAGAAATACTAAGAATATGGAGCTTGCTAAAACAAGCGACAGCACACGTCGAGCAATCGTTACTGAGCTAACTCTTGTTTCTAACAACGAGAAAGCATCAGGCGGTGTATTCGATAACACAACATCTTAATTGGTGTATGGGAGGGGCTAACGCCTCTCCCTTTTTTTATTGGAGGTTTGTTTGAAAGTTAAAGAGATAGTGCATCACGACGATGGTGGGGACACACTTACCATTGAAAACGTATACGATAACGATCCAACAATTAAACAAGTTAAAGACTTAAAAGATGCTGGATTCGATCAACAAAAAGGCGATAATAGACTTGTAGGCAGAATTCCAATGCACATTATGACGCAGTGGTTAAAGGAAGCTGGCGTTAAGTGGGATGATCACAAGGCGGCGCAGGAAGTGATAAAGAGAAAGATATTATCTGGTGACTTCAACAAGTTCAGAGTCTGGGAAGGAACGTTCTAACATGGATCAATCCACCATCAATTTTATTCTTGGTGGCGCAAGCGCATTGTTAGGCGCTTTGGCGCATATTATCTGGGCGGCAATCCGAGACTTGCAAAAATTGCAAAGCCGGACTGAGCGTCGAGTTGGCGAGATCGAGGTTTTAGTTGCTGGTGATTATCTTAAACGCAAAGAGTTTGAAAAGTTTGTCGATCGAGTTTTTGTTAAGTTAGATTCTATTGATGAAAAGCTTGATGGGAAGGCTGATAAGTGACTCAAACGTTAGTAGAACTTTGGCCTATCATCTCGGCCTTAGCAATATTGGCAGCAGGTCTTATCAGCTTTCGTAGCGAAGTTTTGTTGCGACTCAAATTTTTAGAAGAAAAGATTAAAACTGTTTTTGATCTTTTAAATAAAAACAAGTGAAAGAGTTTGATTTATCTAAGGCACTAGCAAGTTTAGTCCCAGTTTTACTGGCGGCTATGTGGTGGGTCATTTCTAGCATTGGCGAGATCACGTCAGACATTCAGTTAATTCGCGCTAACCAAATGCAATTGATAAGTCCGCAGGGCGTGATTGTTCCTAGTCCGGGCAACGCATTTGCGCGTCAAGAGTTAAAAGAAGAAATGCTAGAGCATATACACGATTTAAAAGTCAGAGTTAAACTTTTAGAAAGGGCATCGCCAGATGGTTAAGAAAGTGCATCAAAATCCAAAAGGCGGCCTAAACGAAAAAGGCCGCAAACATTTTGAACGCAAAGATGGCGGCAATTTAAAGGCGCCAGTTAAGTCTGGAACAAATCCTAGAAGAGTATCTTTTGCTGCTAGATTTTCAGGAATGAAAGGCCCAATGAAAGACTCTAAAGGAAGGCCAACTCGCAAGGCATTGGCTTTAAAAGCATGGGGCTTTGGTAGTGTAGAGGCCGCAAGAAATTTTGCTAATCGTAACAAAAAGAAAGGATAGTCATGGCAAAAATTGGACTCTATGACAGAATAAGAAATAAGAGAAAGAGGATCGCAGCTGGCTCTGGTGAAAAGATGAGAAAGCCTGGAGATAAAGGCGCTCCTACCGCAAAGCAATTTAAGCAGGCAGCTAAGACTAGCAAAGCTGCTTTAGCTAAAAAAAGAAAACTTGCAAAATCCAGAAAAGCGTAGGATTTCAAGAAGAAAGTCTAACTACAAAGTCAGGTATGGAATCACATACGAAGAATATGTTGATATGTCTTACGCCAGAGGCAATCTATGCGATATATGCAAAGTCAATGCCCTAGATACTGCACGAGGAAAATTATCAGTTGACCACTGCCACAAAAATGGCAGAGTAAAAGGTCTGGTATGTCATAACTGCAATGTTGGGCTTGGACACTTAAGAGAAAGCCCAAAGATTTTATTGGTTAGTTTTTTTTATTTAATTAAGTTTAGGATCAAATCAAGATGCTTGGACTTGGGACAGAAGTTATACTCGCAATTGGTGGCAATCTCGTGGGCGTTTTCTCGGGCCTTCTGGCAAATGCGCAAAAGGCGAAAGCAGACCAACAAAAACTGATGATGGAACGGCTTGCCTTTGATGTCGAGCATATGAAGGCAAGAGCAGAGATTGCAGACAAAGAGTTTGAGGTAAGAACAAAAGACAGATTCTCAAGCGCAACTCGACGTATACTTGTATTGTCATTTTTGGCGATGGTTGCATTTATTAGTCTTGCGCCAATGTTTACGCCAATTGATATTGCGGTGCCAGTTGAGAAATCATCTGGTGGAACGTATTTGTTTGGATTAATTGATACAACAAAGCGATGGACGGAATGGGAAATTATTCAAGGCGCAGCAATGTTTCGTTCGTCATACGATCAGATCATGTTAATGATCTTCAGTTTCTATGTAGGTTCATCAGCAGTTAAACGTTAAAGGAGATAGTTATGCCAATGGTAGGAAAGAAGAAGTATCCATACACTAAAGAAGGAATGGCTGCGGCAGCAAAAGCCAGAAAGAAAAAAGTAGCAAAAGGCAAAAAGAAAACAAAGAAAAGTTACGCATAAAAAAAAGCCCTGCTCAACAAGCAGGGCCAAATGGAGGAGAATCAAAAATGACTAACCGAGCGAGTTATATGTCTCATACACCCGCTCAACGCTATTATAACCGTATTCTTTAGCCAGTGTCATGGCCTCAGAGTCTCGATATGTTTTGCCATCAATAAACGTAAACAGTTGTTCGCCTTTATCCCATTTGTTTAACGCCACCATATAGTACGGCCCAAACTTAATATGTTTGATTCGCTTATTAAACTTTCTTAGATTTAGACTAACCACTAAACACCGCCTGAAGTCCTAAGAACACGGCAATTAAAACCAAGACCACCAACAATGCGCCAATTAGCCCAACATTGTTAATGGTAGAAAATAAAAGCGCATTACGATCTGGATCTAACTGAATTAGATCTTTCTCAATCTCGCCGGTGTAGAACAACTTCTCTAAGCGCATCTTGTTTGTATCATTCGGCAATGAATTACCTGACTCCCAGTTGGCGACCTGCCTCGAGGTCACGCCAATTATGTCGGCAAGCTGTTCTTGCGTCAGTCCAACTTTAATTCTAAGTCGTTTAATGTTGTCAGCGCTACGCATATTCTTTGTTAAATTTTTATCCGCCATCATCTTTCTCCTCAATAAAGTCCTCAATTTGTAACTTTGCATCTTCAAATCCTGCCGTGACTATAACATTTTGGTTAATGCTTTGTAAATAATTGTGCCAGTCCTTTTGTTCTGGAGATATTCTACCGCCACTAGCTTTCTTCATCTCGATCCACAGCATCCACGCCGGGACGTACAGGTCTGGGACTCCGCGCATGACTCCCTCGGCCTTTAATCGTGCCGCAGTCGCGATATTTCTTTGACCGCCGTTTGGTATTGCGATGATCCTTATCCCTTTGTAGTTTTTCCGAAACCAACTTACAAATTCTCTTTGCTCAACGTGTTCAGATCGACCAGTTCCTTTTGAGGACGCGGTAGTATTTGCCTTCCTTCTTGTAGAGTATCTCATGCGGTGCCTTCCCTTGATTCATAATAGAACAAATTTCATCAAGCGATGACGTCTTTAGTTTCTTGATATCAACTTTAGACTCTGACGCAATTTCAGCCAGTTTCATGGCGGCCTTGGTTCCGGCATAGCCAAAGTGCGTTAATGGAAAATATTCTGATATCACTGGATCACTGAGAATGTTCGAGTAATATTTAACCTTAACCATTTCTTTTCCACTTGCCCGAGATAGATGCTTTGACCAATTCCAAGACTCAACTACGAGATCATTGCCTGCACTGCCCATTATATCGACGTCTGACAGTCGATACTTCTTCTCTTTTGGCTCTGGGAACTCATATCCGCAGTCTGGGCAGACTTTTACGGCTGGCGCGATCAAACTGTCACACTCTGGGCAGGTCTTTACTGGCGCCTCTCCAGTGCCTTTACCGGCCTTGTTTGGCGGCTGCACATTTGTGATCGGCCCGTGCATCTGTACAACGCCAGCAAAATCTAGCACCAAACAGTGATCGGTGTGGCTCTTAATGCGCATACCACGCCCAGCCATCTGCACATACAGCCCGGCAGACATTGTGGGCCTGATCATGGCGATTAAGTCGATGTCTGGATAGTCGAAGCCGGTAGTCAATACATTGGCGTTTGTGAGCGCTCTAAGGCGTCCAGATTTGAAGTCGGCAATCATGCGCTCTCGCTCAATCTTAGGCGTCTCTCCGGTGATGCAATCCGCAGGGATGCCAGAGTCCACCAGCATATCTTTAATGGCGTGAGCGTGGTCTACGCCAGCGCAAAAGAACAACCAAGCCTTGCGGTCGCCAGCCAATTTAATCACTTCGCGCACGACTTCCGCGTTTGTGTGCGACTTATTTACGGCTGCTTGCAGTTCTTTCTCAATAAACTCGCCGCCTCGACGGTGTACGCCTTTAACGCTCAGTTGCGTTCCTGTCAGTTTAGAGCGTAGCGGCGCAAGGTATTTATCCTCGACCAACGCCTCGATGCTGGTCGGCTCGATCAGGTCATGGAATATGCCCTCGTCATCGGTCAGCATTCCGTGACCGAGTCTGTACGGCGTCGCAGTCAATCCGACAACGCGCAGCGCAGGATTAATAATCTTGAGCGCATCAATTAGTTTACGGTAACTGGTATCCGTGTTATGGGATATCAGGTGTGCCTCATCGACAATCATCAGATCAATATGACCTATTTCGTGGGCCTTATTTCTGATAGACTGAATCCCAGCAAAGGTAATTTTGCAATGGGATTCTTTACGCCCAATTCCTGCCGAATAGATGCCGAGCGGTGCGTCGGGCCAGTGCAAAAGCATCTTTTCAGCATTCTGCTCGATTAACTCCTTGACGTGCGTCGCCATTAGTATACGAGTGTCAGGCCATCTTTTTATCGAGTCCTGACATATCGCGGCTACGACGTGCGACTTTCCACTTCCGGTCGGCAAAACAATGCACGGGTTCCCGTGCCTGTTAAACCGAAACCATTCGTAGAGTTGATCAATCGCTAATTTCTGGTACTTCCTGAGCATCTAATTTGTCCAGTTCATCGGTCACAAGTTTTGCGTAGCCCTCTATGTCGAGCCATGAGTCACGAAGGAAGTAATTGCCGCACAAGATACGAGCCAGTTTGTTGCATATCATGTCCAGGCTTTCGTTCATGTACGCTGGCATCGTTTTGTAGTTTGGCGACTCTCGAATGGTTCGTTTTAAGAGCTGGCTGGTTTTACTAACATAAGTGTAATGTCCGTATTGCCCGTGACGCTCGGCTAGTGTGCTTTCTATATCTGTCTTAATCATCCTGATATCTTGCCTCCAAAGTTAGATCTTAGGTTTCCAATAAACTCGTCTGAACTCAGACAAGCATCCGTATTGCTAACAAGCTCACTGCTTGCAAAACAATCTTCTCCATTGCCGTTCTTAATGAACTGACCGTTGATCTCGAACGTAACAACGTTAGGATCATCGCCTTCCATCCTCGACCAAGGCACAACGTCCTTGTGCAGTATGTGGTCGTCGCATCCCTTATGCTGAAAGTCCTCGGGAATGTTGTCCGCGTTGTGTCTGTTACACGTCCAAGTTCCGCTGTCTTTCGGCTCCGAGTGGGCGCACGTCCGACAGTTAATTTGTTTTGTTGGTTTGTTCTCGTGGCAGATATGTTTCGCCGGACACATCTTGCATTGGAACCAAGTCGGATCGCTCGACAATCTTGGCGGCACTTCCATCGAGGTCGCAACCCATTCTCCCTTGCGCAGTAAACGCTCGGCAAACTCTTTGTCAAATTCAACAATCTCGGTGTACATCTCGTCGTTGTCTTTGCACACGGCGACATATAAAGATTTATGTATTTCTTTTCCAAGCATATACACTTGCATCTGAGCGTAATGCATAGGCTTAGAATCTTTAACGCCTTTGCGAGATACATCATCAAAAGAACGTTTGTTGTGTGTTTTAAACTCTGCTAAAAATTCTTCCATCTCATGATTGGGGACGCCGCTCTTGATCACGCCATCAACTGATCCGCTAACGTGTCCGCCAAAATCAACTCGCGCCTGATTGTTTCCAACGTCTCGGATATCGATGCCGATTGCTCGCAGATCACTAACGATGGTGCGTTCCTCATCGTGGCCTCGACGAAAGAGCCGACGAA